TAACCGGGATGCTCGCTACCTTGGCATCGAGTTGCACCCGATTGCACCTGATTACGTTACGCCAGTGATGCAGGACGGGCAACTGTTCTACAAGGTGAACCAAAAAGGAATCCCCGGCATGGTGCCCGCTTCCGACATGTTGCACTTTAAAGGTCTTTGCGGTGATAATCCCCTGGTCGGTTTGTCGCCTATCGTGGTGCACGCCGAAACCTTGGGCATAGATCTAGCAGCAATTAGCCAAAGCGCTGGCGTTTATAAAAACGGCGTTTTGAAATTCTTGTTAACAAGCGATGCGCAGATTAAGCCTGAGCAAGCAACCCCATTAAAGAAATCACTTGACGATGTGATAGACGGGGCTAGCCGTTCCACTGTTCTGCCCAACGGCATCAAGATGGAAAAGCTGAGCCTGTCACCTGAGGAGGCGCAGTATTTAGAAACTCGTAAATTTTCTGCAGAAGAAATTGCCCGCATTTTCGGGGTGCCCGCTTCTATGATTGGCGCAAAGGATGGCATCAAGTCTAGCGTTGAGCAGGAATACCAGGACTTTTACGCTCGCACTTTGGCATCTTATGCCATTAACATCGAGCAGGAACTTGCTAGAAAGCTGTTAACAGAAAACGACAAACTAACTTATTACTTTAAATTTAACTTTAATTCGCTGCTTAGAGCATCCGCCAACGAGCGAGCAGATTATTATAACAAAGGCATCCGCGGCGGCTGGCTCTCTAGAAACGAGGCCCGGATGTTTGAAGATGCAAACGGATTTGATGGAGGCGACGAATACCTAATTGAATCAAACCTCATGCCGTCAAGCAAAATAGATGCTTACATGGATGCCAAGATAGCGCAGCTAATGAGCACAGCCGATAAGAACAACAACCCCGAGGGAACCAATAACACCGAAGTAATCTAATGAAACAAGAAAGGCGCACATTTACGGGCACCGTTATAGCCAGAGCCGAAGGCGAAGGAATGCCAAAAGTAATTGGCGGCATAGCTGCCGTTATTAACTCAGTTACCGACCTCGGCTATTTTGAAGAGGTAATTGAGCAAGGGGCATTTGATAACGCATTAAGCAAAGAATACGACATCCGCTGTTTATTCAACCATGAGGCCGAGTTAATTCTAGGCCGTACAAAGGCAAGCACTTGCAATGTGTTTGTAAACGCCGACGGTAATTTAGAATACACTTGGATTCCAGATTACGAGAACCCTACGCACATGTCTGTTGTTCGTTCAATTATGCGCGGAGACATTACGCAGAGCTCATTTGCGTTCACGATCAAAGAACAGAAGTGGTCAGAGTCTACCAAATACGGAAGCATGGGCAAGCGCACGATTACAATGATCGAGGATCTGTACGACGTGAGCCCAGTTACTTATCCCGCTTATGCTGACACGGAAGCCGACGCTCGCAGCGTTGTTGCCTTGCGTGATCAAGAGCGTGAAATTGAAGAAGCCAAAAGAAGCCAAGCGGCTGCCGATGTTTTGAAATTGGCGCTGCTTAGATACGAAAACTTATAAAACAAAATTAAAACCATGAATAAAATCAAAGCCCTAAAAGAAGAGCGTGGACGTTTGCTCGGCGAATTGTCTACCTTGCAAACAACCATCGAGCGCGAAGCGCGTTCTATGGCTGACACTGAAACCAACCGTTTGAGCGAAATCGAAGCCCGTTTGGGTGCGATCAAAGCTGAGGTTGAAACCTTGGAAAAGTTGCAAAACCTTGCAGCCCAAGCCGCTGGCCACACTGCTAGCCGTTCAGAAGAAAAAGAAAAGTCAGAAATGGCTAAAGAGTACAGCTTTAAGCGTGCTATTGACATGGCTATTTCTGGCCGTCGTGAAGGTGTTGAGGGTGAATTTTCAGCCTTGGCTTCTAGCGAGTACCAGCGTAGCGGTGTAAGCGTTAGCGCTCACTCTATGAAAATCCCTTCTGAAGTTTTCAAACGTGACATGACTGCTACCGGCGGTTCTGCAGGTTCTGAGGGTGGTGTAAACGTTCAAACTTCTGTAGGTTCTATTATCGACGTGTTGCTTCCTAAGACTGTATTGCGCGGTTTGGGTGTTCAGCAGTTGAGCGGATTGGTTGGTAACTTGGACATGCCTACTGCTAGCACTGTACCTTCTGCAGGTTGGAATACTGAAAACGGATCTGCTACTGAAAAGAGCCCTGCGTTTTCTAAAATCACTTTCAGCCCTAAGCGTTTGGCTGCTTACATTCAGGTATCTAATCAGTTGATGTTGCAATCTAGCAACTCTATTGACGCTTACGTGCGTAACTGGTTGTTGAATGCAATGGCTCAATCTTTGGAAACTGCTGCTATCAAAGGCGGTGGATCTAACGAGCCTACCGGTATTATTGCCAACGCAAACGTAAACGTTACTTTCGCAGGTGGTGCAACTTCTAACGCTACCAACGCTAACGGTATCGCTCCAGTTTGGGCCGATGTTGTTAACTTGATGAAAGCCGTAGAAAACGCCAACGGTGACGGTGTTGCTTACTTGACTAACCCAAAGGTAAAAGCTGCTTTGCAGACTATTCCACGCCAAACTTCAGGTGTTGAAGGTAACTTCATCTGGCCTGCAGGTGGTATGGACTTGAACGGCTACCCAGTTGCTACTTCAACTTTGGTGCCTTCTAACTTGTCTAAAGGTTCTAGCAGCACATTGTCTGCCATGATCTTCGGAGATTTCTCTAAAATGGCAATCGCCTCTTGGGGTGGTATGGAGTTGACAGTTGACCCTTATAGCGGAGCAACTGCTGGCTTGACTAACGTTGTATTGAATGCTTACTTAGATTGCAACTTGTTGCAGCCTGCTGCCTTTGCAGTTTGTAAGGACATCGTAGCCTAATATCCTGCCCGCTCGGGGGCGTAAAAGTTCCGAGTGCTAGGGGTGGTCTTGACTGCACTGCCCCTGGGCCAATATGAAAGTGAGATTTACAGCAAACCCTACAGGGCAATTTAATTTAAGTTACAACGTAGGCGAAGAAGTAATTTTGGAAACCAAGCAGGCCATGCTTTTAATTGAAGCCGGGGTTGCTGAAGAGATTGCAGTATTGACGCCAACCAAAAAGAAGGCAAAACCAGTGAACCCTGAAACCGAACTAGACGCAGAATAATGTTTATTAGCCGCCGTTATACCGCCTTTGCAAATGTTGCAACCGACTATCTAAGTTTAGCGGATGCTAAGAGCCATTTGCGTGTTACATCGTCATCAGATGACACCTATATTTCGGGGCTGATCTCTATGGCAATCGAAGCCTGCAGCAATTACCTTGGGTATTCTATACGCAAAGGAACTGCTAAGTATGGTTTTGACGCTTATACAGGCTCTCCTGCGATGGTAAACCCCATCAATGGTACAAACATACCTAGCGGTAATTATCTGCGCTTAAACACGCGTTGTTTATCTGTGGTTTCTGTAAGTTATGTAAACGATTCACAAGCCGTTACTGCATTCGATTCAGCCTCGTGGTTGGTTTCACCTGATCCAATGGGCAGTTATAGCCGCAATATCTTCTTTGAAGATGCGCCAAGCTCTATAACTGACGATACAATTAAGTACATTGTTGAGATCACAGAAGGGTTTAACCCAGTTGGCACTGCATCGGTTGACCCCGACACGATTTTCCCGGCAACTATTAAGCACGCGGCCCTTTTGTTGGTGGCTCAGTATTACGATAACAGACAGGCCATTGTAACGGGAACCATTCAAACAGAAATGTCTTTAGGTTTCCACTACCTTTTGGACCCGTACAAAATCCAAATCATGATCTAATGAATGCAGGGTTAATGGATGTACTGGTGAGCTTGCAAAGTTACACCGAAACAACAGACGCAAACACCGGGGAGAAACTGCAAACGTGGACCGAATACGCAACCGCCTGGGCGCAGCGTGTAGAAGCTGAAAGCGGTAATGAAAACGTAAACGCCGACAGACGCGAACACAAACAAATCGTTAATTACACAGTGCGTTATAACGGTGACATAAGCGTTAAGCATCGCGTTGTTGAGAATGGCATAGCGCACAACATTGTTAACATTGCCAACCTACAGCGCAATTTATATTTGAAACTACAAACTGAGGTTACACTGTAATGGCTGAAACTAATATAACTGGAATGGCTGAGGTAATAAATTCCTTGCAGGCTATGGGTAAAAATATAAAAACCCCTAAGCTGCAGAAAGTTATTCGCCAAAGCAGCCAGCGCATTATTAATACAGCCCGCAGTTTGGCACCCGTTAACACGGGCGACCTGCGCGATTCTATTGGATTTATAACAAGCAAGGACAGCACCAACTTAGACAAAGCGCTTATTGGTTTGCGTCGTGAATATTACCACGCTTACTTGGGTGTTATGTTTGAATTTGGTACCGCTGAACGCTTCCAAAAAAATGGCCGTCATACCGGGGTAATTAGTAAATCGGCTCATCCATTCATGCGCCCGGCATTAGATCAAAACGCAAACGCAGTAACTGAAGAAATTTTAAAAGGCGTGGATGGAATCCTAGCCGACCTAGCAAAAAAAAATAACTTAATATACAAATAACCATGGCAATCACTGGACCAGTAAACGGCACGCTTATAAGCATCTACAAAGATGTAAGCGGCACATTGACTAAAATCGCTAACGCGACATCTCACAGCATCGACATTTCAAAAGACATGATCGACGTTACCAACAAGGACAGCGCAGGCGCAAAGGAATTTATTGCGGGCGAGTATGGCTACACGTTGAACGTCGAAGGTATCTTTGAAGAAGATGCAAGCGTAAGCGCTAGCGGACTTTCTTACAAAGACCTTTTAACTGACTTGTTGGCGGGCACTTCTGTAACTGTTGTAATGACAACCAACAGCAGCGGCGACCAAAAATTAACTGGCGCTGCTTTCTTTAGCAGCTTGTCATTGAGCGCACCCAATAACGACAAAGCAACTTTCACCGGCACATTGCAGGGAACTGGCGCGTTGACTATTGGAACTGTAACGCCTTAATACTTTTATCTTATATTTGTGCCATGAGCACAGAAATTAAAATTGGGGGTGCTAGTCACCCCCTTTTGTTTAACATGAATTCGCTGCGCAATGTTATGCAGCTTGCAGGCATGGAATCGTTTGCAGATCTAAACATGCAAAAGGACCTGGCTAAATCTATGGACTTTGCGCTAGCCTGCGCATTTTACGGAATCGTTGAGGGCTACGAAGCCCAGGGCGAAAAGACACCATTCGCATCTGTTCAAAAACTAGGCGCAGCCATTACAAAGTTTAGCGAACTATCGCCAGCACTTGACGCTTTTACACAAGCCGTTACAGACTTTTTCGCAACCGACGAACCCGAGGGAAAGTAAAAGCCAAGGGCGACAGCGCACCGTTAACTTGGCGTAAAGTTGAGCGCATCAGTTATGGGGAGTTAGGTTTGACTGAGGCGCAATTTTGGAAATGCACCCCGCGTTATTGGCGCTTAAAACTTGAGGGAATGCGTGAGGCGCAGACGCAAGCCTATCGCAATCAGTGGGAAATTACACGCTGGGCCGTTGCCACAACCATGGCACCACACCTGAAAAAGCCCATCGAGCCGAAACGCTTGTTAACTTTTCCATGGGAGGAGCCCGAGTTTATATCAATACACGAAGCAGTTAAGTTATATTCGCATGTCTTTGATAAACTTACACCAGACGCGATAGCATGAGCGCCCCCATTAAAATAGCCTACAACATCCTCAGCAATTACTCAGCGCTCACGGCGTTAGTTAGCACAAGGATAAACCCCCTTCGCATTCCGCAAGAGTCTGCATTCCCTGCGATCAGTTACAACCTTGTCAGCGTTATTGCATCGCCCACCAACACAAGCCACAGCCGTACAGATTTTGCCCGGGTGCAGGTTAATAGTTTTGGTGCGACTTTCAGCGATGCGATTGATGTGGCTGCACAAGTTAGGGCGGCGTTTGAAGCTGCAACATATCCCGATATTTTTAACGGTGCTTTGTGCCAGGCTGTAGAGATTGATAGCGAGGTACATTTGACAGATGACGAAGCGGGCTTTGCTGGCATTTACCAAGTCTCTCAGGACTTTATAATTAATTATATTTATGTTGCACCGATCACAGTGAATTTTATGCTGCTAGAAAATAGCAGTTACATTTTGTTAGAGGACGGTTATAAAATTGAACTATAATGGCAAGGTCTTTAAACATAGTTATCGGCGCAGATATTGAAAAGCTGCAGAAAGGTTTTAATGATGCCGTCAGTGTAGTACAATCGAGCGGCAAGAAGATGAGCGAGGCGGCCGCAGAAACCGCTAAAAGCATACAGGATCGCCTTGCGTCTATTGCTACCAAAAACCCGACAGCGGGAACTGTTCGGCAGTTGACAAACCTAGCCATGGAGGCCAGGGCTTTGGGTCCTGAGTTTGCCGGGGTTGCTAATCAAATTATACAGCAAGCGGGTAGAATTAA